GCTTTCGTCGGACACGTTGATAAACATATGGGGAAGGTCTTTTGCTAGAATCTTTGCAAGAGTTGTCTTTCCGCATCCTGGTGAACCTGCCAAAAGAACGTTTTGGTTTAGCCCTTTGTCTTCAAATAGGACACGAATTCTCGGTGGGAGAATCATATGTCTTATTTCTTTTGGTCTTAATTTTTCTGTTAATAGATCTTGGATCATAGATGTTAATTATAGTGGTCTGGGGATCGTTAGTTTCTGATTTTTAAAACATCTTAGTCATATCATCCGCTTGATCTTTATCGTTTCGGATCTCTATGAAGCGGGGTAAGAATAAACTTCTCCCACCAAATTTATCTGTGATGGGCTCATTGTATTGGATGGCTGCAATCTTTCCAATCAAGGAATCTGGGTTCTGGCTTAACTCCTGAAGATCCTTGTCAGTAAATCCGGATCCAATTCTAACTTCCAGAGTTCCGCTAGCATCTTTACAGATGAATCCACCAATGAAACCTTCTCTCTTTCCTTCTCCCGGAAACCATCCAGTGATTTCTAGGTCACAGTCTTGGATCTGTTTTAGCTTCACCCAGTTTCTACTTCTCTTGCACTCATAAACGTGATCTTCCGGTTTTAGAATTACCCCTTCACCTCCCATTGAAACTATCAACTTATAGATTTCTTGGGTTTCTTCCATCGATTCTACAACCCATTGTCGAGCTAATTTTACCGGACTTTCCTCCGATAAGAATGAGGTTAGAAGTTGGAGTTCTTGTCTTCTTTTAATAAAGGTGGTATCCCCTTTTCCTGTCTTTAGAACATCAGATTTTTCAATATCAAAAACATTAAAGATAAATTCCTTATCAATGTCGTTTGGGGCAGTTCCCTTAAGGATCTGGGTTACTTTCCCGGAAACTGATTTTCTGTTAAGGTCAGTAAGTTCTCCGTCAAAGAAGACATGTGAATTTACATTGACGGAATCAAGCATTTTAACTAATTCAGATTCAATTCTAGAAAGTTTAGCCTTGTCTAGCTCATTAAAAGCCCGGGTGTAGAACTGAAATCCAGTTTCTCTGTCTCCGACCGCAATTACTCGAACCCCGTCATACTTTTCTTCGCAGTAGATCTTTTTCCACACAGCAACTTCTTTCTGATCATCTGAAGCCAACATTACAGAAGGATCGGGGATTAACTCTCTTCCAACTGCTTTATTAATTAGCTTAGCACCAATTCCAATGTTCATTCTCTTAGTTAGAATCTTCATCAGAATATCTCTAAGAGCAAGATCCATTTTAGGATCCTCGTCAATTACCGAGTTAATTAAAAAATTAGCTCTCTGTCTCAAAGCATCGTTTGCAGCAGGTGCCTTTTTGAGGTCTTCTATTAGATCTTTGAAAACCTGAAATCCCGGAAATGACGGAGAAGGAATGATCCCCCTGGTTTTTTCCATTTCCAGCTTATGGAGTTTTGTTGTAATAAATGGGTTAAAGCAAACATCTATGATGTATAGCATTTCTTCGGATAGATTTTCCGAAATAAGTCTTTGTTTTTCTTTTTGTGATCCGTTACCGGTTAAAAGCTCAATTTCTAAGAGGACTGCTAATTCTTTCTTCATATAGATTATTATTATCTACATGAATATACGGTCTCAATTATAAGGTAAAGCTCTCGCTTTCACCTTCTTTTCCTCCTTCTTTCTCCGCTTTCTTCTTAGCTTTTTCTGCTTCCTTAGCTTCTGCTTCTTTATAGACTTTATTCTTGTCGAACTCGTCTCTAGAAAGAGGAACGAATCTTCTAATCAAGAAATCCTTGTCAAAATAAGGTTTCTCTTCTTCACCAACTTTCATTTTTATTTCCCCTAGAGTGGTAACAAAGTCAGATGCTTTGGTAAGATGTGCCAGATCAAGAAGCTTTTGGAATTGATTTTCGTTATAGTAATCTAGACCAAGATTAGCCTTAAAACTTCTGTCTTTAGAAAGTTCGGGGAAATCCAAACACATCTGAATATAGAGAGGCTTAACTACTATTTCCTGGAAGATAGATCTAAGTCTGGTTAGAAATTTTTCAAATCTAATCTCATCTCTTTCTAGCTGATCTATTGAAATCTGATAGTTGGCAGGGGATGCTCCTCTACCAGCAAATCTAGCATATGGAATCTTAGAATCTAATTTCAATTTATTGTAGAAATAGATAACATTTTCCATTACGTTAAAATCCGGTCCATTTGCATTCAAAACATCAATCTGCGGAGATTGTCCATCCTTCTCTGGAAATAAATAATTCTTGTAGAACTGAATCTTAGGAGTTCCGTTTACTAGAAGTTCTCCTGAAGTGTCGTTGATAGAAACTTCCTCTTTATAAGAAGACATTAACTGCCCAAGAGTTTGCATTGCTTTTTGTTGAGATTGAGTACCAACAGGAATTACAAACTTTAATCTATAAGAAGCATTCATCACGTTCCAGATAACTCTGGTGTTCTCCATAACTCTTAGGATGTTGTAAGATCTAATCAGTCTTTCAACGTAGCTAACTCTAGAGATAGAATTACCCTTTGCATAAGATATGTAGATGATCTGTTCAGACTTTAACTTTCTAGAGAGCTGAGTATCCTTAGGATATTGAATCCAGATCTGTTCAAAAGAACCGTCAGGAGCTTTCTCTGTGTGAGGCTGTAGTGAGGTTGGATCGAGTTCTTTAAATCCAACTATCTTCTTTCCGTCTGTTGAATATACAATTTCAAAAGCTAAGAATCCATCAATTAAAAATTGCTTGAATAACTGCCAAGCTAAATTGTTCTGTTGGAATGCATACAGCATATAAATCGTTTTAAAGTTCTCGTGAACTTTATCGATAATCTTATCTTTCAGATCAATATTGTTTAACAAAGGCTGACAGAAGAAGTTCTTGTCGTCGTAGTTAACAGCTTCATCAGAAATTGTTTCCAGGATAAAATCAATCTCTCCATTTAGTGCAAATTTTCTTAAGAAATCTCTTTTACCTAGATAGTCCTTGTCAAAATAAGCAATGTATTTTCTGATTCTAGTATCTTGATATCCAAGAGTCCAGTAGAAAGCACTATCGTTTGTGAACCCGTTACCTTCTTCTGAGAACATTTGGGATTCAGTTTGCCCAATAGTCTGGGAATTACGAATAACCATGTCTTCGTATTGCATTCCGAATTTACCAATTCTACTAAGATTTTTGTAGAGCTGGGTAACGAATCTATTCTGCGGGTTTGAATCTAAAAATCCTGCCATTTATCTTTTTTATGCTGGTGGAGCCTCTGTTTCGGATGGAGCCGGAGCTGCTGGTGCTGCCCCGGATGGAGGAGATCCTGCTGAAGCTTCACCACCCTCTTTTTTCTTCTCCTCTGCTTTTTTTCTAGCCTCGGCATTTGCCTTTATATCATCCGATGTAAGACCTAAATAATTTTCAACTAGATAAGGAACCGAGAAGAATCCACCTCCAGTATCATCAGTCAGTCCAATCAATTTATCCACGGATTCCTTCTTCTTTAGAATGATCTCCATCTCTTGGTTCCTCTTGAATGGGTTGTCCGAAACATAGTCTAAGCCAAGTTGGCTCTTAAACATATAATCTTTCTCCAGTTCTGGGAAATCCTTACACATTTGGATCCAAAGAGGTTTAATTAAAACGTCCTGGAATGCAGTTCTAAGTCTATTAATAAACTTAGCAAATCTAATTTCTTGCTTATCTAGACCTTCTGCTGCATTTGCATATTTACCCATGGTTCCACCATCAGGTCCGGTAAATCTTGAATTTGGAACCTTTGATTCGTTGATGAGTTTATCAAAGAAATATGCTAATGGAGCTGGATCATTTAAATTTGGTCCAACATTATTAAGAGGTTCAATAGTAGGAGTACCATTAACTCCTGAAGGCATCAGATAATTCTTGAAGAATTGAATCTTTGGTGCACCGTTAACAAAAAGTTCTCCACTCTGGTCATTTAAGCTAATGTCTTCTTTATAGATGCTCATTAGTTCTCCAAGGGTTTGCATCCCTTTTTGTTGGGATCTAGTTCCAATCGGTACCGTCATCTTCATTCTAAATGAAGCATTCATTACCGACCAAATTACCCTAGTGTATTCTATGATTCTAAGAACGTTATAGGGTCTAATAAGTCTCTCTGTATAACTTACTCTTGAAACTGTATTTCCTTTGGCGTAAGAAATGTAAATAATCTGAGAATCATATAGCATTCTCTTTCTTCTCGGATCTTTAAAATACTGCCACCAAACGTTAAGATAAGTACCATCCTTCTGTTTTTCTACAGAAGGCATAAGTGTCATAGCATCAATCTCCTTGAATCCTATAATATTTTTACCTTTGTCGTCGTAGATAATTTCAAAGGCAACATATCCATCCACTAAAAACTGTCTGAAATACTGCCAAGCACTAATGTCGTCAGTAAATCCAAACATATCATACAGTTTCTTATAATTCTCATTGATCTTGTCAACTACTTTCTCTTTCAGACCGGTGAGATTTAAAAAAGCTGGGTATGCAAAAAAGTTATGAGAATCGTAAGAAATAGCTTCGTCGTTAACTACATCCAAGATAAATTCAATCTCCGGGTTCAAAGAAAACTTTCTAAGATAATCTCTTTTTCCTTTGTAGTCCTTATCGAAATAAGAAACATATTGCTTTGAGGTTGTATCTTGTCTGGCCAAAGCATATAGCATGGTCTCATCTTCAATC